TAAATCAAAATAGGCTACAATTCTACCTCCCTCCTCAATGTTTTTAAACATCTTAGAATAGAACCTTTCAAATAGTCCTATATCTGTTGTTTCATCCGCTTTTAATCCGTTAGCAAAATTCAAATTAAAATGAGGCTCAATATTAAAATACGTTTCAAAAATACCGTAGGGGATAGTATTCTGTACTGTTGTTACATCTCCATTTTTAACATAAATAGACCTTAAAAAACCATCATCACTTAACTGAGCTGCGTTATTAAAAAAGAAAACTCTAGGCTTATAATCCTCGTTTCTTTCTTCAGGTGTATTACCATCTGTTTTATATTCGTTCCATATTTTAAGAGTAGTAAAGCCTACCAAACCGCTAACCTCTAAAGCCTTATGAGCATAAGTAGGAGCGAAAAAATCTAAAGAAATATCTGTACTACCTTTTGAGAATCTATTAGGTAGCTGATGCGTATACTTACCATAAGTTTTTTTATTGAAAATATTCCATTTTTCTAAATACCCATCTTTCCTATCCTCTTTATAACTAAAGTTTATGTTTCGTTTATAAGAGCTAACATAATCAACATTATAACCTTTGGATGTATCTAGCTTCTCACTCCAATCAATAGCTGTTGTTTTAGATTCAAAAAAGTTATCTCTAGGCTCAAAATATACTGTTTTTGTTTTTACATCAGTCCAATAATAAATATTAAACATTCTTGTAAAATCATTTAATATATCTAAAAACTTAATGCTATCAGGTATTAATTTACTAGCAGTGAAATAATCACCCTCATTAATTGCTGATGTTAATTGAGATGTAAAATAAGTATCAGCTTTAATTCCAATATTTCCAACACCGAACTGTGTACTAGGCTGAACATAAAAACTAACTCCATCACCTTGCTCTAAAGGAAAATCAAAAGTAAATTCAAGGTCACCAGATAAACCAATTAAAGCCTTAACCGCTAATTGCTCACCACTTCCTATTGACGTTATACTATCACCATTTTTTATTACTTGTAATATTCCATCAGTAAGACTTGCATAATCCTCTATAAAAATATACAACCTATAAACACCACTAACTGGAGCTACATAGCTACCTGTACTAGTGTTGTAGTTACCACCATTATCTCTATTAGGTAAAACTGAATCATTGTTAAATACAATTTTTGATATGTCTCCTTGAAGTACTAATAAATTACTAGTAAGCTCAGCTCTAACTTTACTATTCTCTACATCAGCTTCACTTTGTTCCAACTTTAAACCTAAATCACATACCAAAGTACTTATATCCGATAAAAAACTGCTTTCTACATTATAACCTAAATCTTTAAAACAAGCGTTGATTAAATTAGGCATATAAATACAGGGTAAATAATCTGTAATATCTGTTCTATCTGTTATTGCGTTACCACCTCTACTAATGTAGGGGTAAGCAAAGTCATAGGTAGTAGAATTACCAGCATTGAAAACATTTATATCATCTTGAGCATACTTTTGATAGTTGTTTCTCCATGCAATAGTATTTAGCTTTAAATCACTAGCATCTTTAACCCAATCAATATTATCACCATAAAAAACCAATTCAAAATAACCTCCTTCAATATCATTAAAAGCTTTTACAACTTGTACAAATCCATGCTCAACAGGATTATTATTTATTAATATGATACAAGGTTTTTTATTTAGACATTCTCTAAAATCTTTCCTACTGTTTATATTATCAACATTAGATAATAAGTTAGTATTGTTTTTAGAGTTTGGAACTTTAAACATTTTAGTAAATGTTCCTGTACGCTCTTTTAGGTTATCAAGGTTAACAATACCCTTATTTATTGCTAAAGGAAAATCATTAAAATTAGTTAAATCTAAATCACCCTCAACATTGTTAGCAGTATCTATGATTCTTATAATTACTTGATTCATCCTTTTAACCCTTTTGTTTGATTTGCTAAACTATAATTTAAAACAAATTGTATAGGCATATCTTTCTCATCAGTTTTGAAAAATGTACCATCTTCTATAATAATCCCTCCCTAATGATTTACTATAAGCAGTAAAAGAGTTTGTGGATGTGTTTTGTAATACTCTAAAACCTCCATCAGTACTAGAATACGTTAAACCTTTATCCTTCATAAATTTAGTTGATTGGTGTTCTATGCTTTCTCTCTTGTTTCCTTTAAAAGTATAACTATCTCTTTTGCCGTATTTATTTTGCCAATGTATACGTACATCCTGAGTACATGAATCAACTATATTATACCTTTTAAGCTCGCTCATATCACCATTGTTGTTAATTATTCTAACAGTGTAATACGCAACATTGGTTAAGCTAATACCAGCTGCTATAAGGTTAGCCGTTCCTGTTGGAATTGTTATGTATGGTAGAACAATCTTTCCAGTGTAGGCAGTATCCCAACTAGTAATATCAATATAATCTGTATTTAGTAAAGCATTTGATGAATTATAGGTTAAATATTCTATTTTAAAGTTTAAGTTGATAGTACTACCATCACGATACAAACAACCTAAATAATCACTCTGGCTTAACTCTATATCTTTAGCACTTGGGGAATCTGTTAAAAACTTTTTAGTATTAGATATTAATTCATAATCAGTAACATCAAAAGAGCTTTTATTTAATACATCTATTGCTGTGTTGTAAGCAACTCTGTCATTAACCATCTCACCATCAGGAGTAACAGAGGGGTCAGTAGGGCTGTAATTTGTTTCTAGCTGACCTGTTGTAGGATTAAGAGTAACTTCATAAATTTTAACATTGAACTGCCTCCATCCACCACTATCTAAATCATAAGTTGATAATGTTGTACTGTATTCATTAAAGTTCATTTGATTTGCTAAAGTATCATTTAATACTAAAGTAAATGCACTTGTAGCTCCGCTAGTACCTTTATCAGGCTGTACACTAACAACAGATACTCTAGGAGTACTACTTGTATCACCAGCGTGTATAGATACAATACAATGAACAATATCAGCATCATTGCTAGTCCATTTAACTATGATTTCATCTTTACCATTAACCGCATGAGGTATAGTACTTGATGGTTGAGTTGTTAATGTTATTGCCATTATTTATTCTTTTTATTAAAATCTTTTACTATTGTAGCTATTGCATCATCATAGCCTTCAAATACTTGCTTTTCTAATTCGTTATAAACATCATCTAATTCGTTATCAATAACAAAATCTATGAAGCCTTTTCTACGTCCATTATTACTAAATTTAAAACTTCCTTTAGTTGGTATTCCTTCTTTATGTATGGTGTTTTGAATAGCAAAAGCTAAACTTTTAACTTCCTTATCACCGCTTGCAATAGCTTTTCTTTCTATCCATTCTACTAATACACTTATAGGTACTTTCTTACCTCCTGTTTTTCTACCCTCGTTAACATAGTCTCTATTACTATGCTATTAGGCAACTCTATTACTCTTTGTTCAAAGCTGTTTATTAAATTACCAGTAGCTTTATGCCCCTGACCTAGCAACTCCTTTTGTAGAGATGCTATGATTAATTTACCAACTTTTTTAAAGTCTACCATTAGTAACTAAATGAGCCTAAAGTACAATTACTATCTAATTCAACTGTTATTGTGTATGTGCTTTGTACTAGCTTATCATTATGAACATCATGAGCTAAGAAGCCACTTAAAGCAGTATTATTAACAATACTAAAACCATTAGAGCCGTCTATGTTTCTCCTGATAACCTCAGCAATGTATTGGTCTAAAATATTATCTATCTCGCCTTGCTTTTGCTGTAAGCTTTTAACCTTTCTTTCTGCTGTGTTATAATCCCCATAACAAAAGATGTTAAGCGTAAACTGTTTATTTCTTGGTAAAAAAGTATTATTATTAGCACCTCTTTCAAAATTAGGAGTAGAATTAATTAATATCATTGGATAGGCTTTATTTTGTAAAGTTCCATTAACCCTACTTACCCTATCATAAACAAAGTAATTAACAGAAGCAAAAGCATCCGCAACCGTTTTAAATTCGTCTATTATATCTTTAAATAATGCCATAATTAAAATATTGCTAAGAAATCACCT